CCTTTGACGTGGTGATATGGATGACGGATGGCTGGCCGCTGTATGAATCCCGCCTGAAGGGAAAGCTGCACGCAATCAGCAAGCGATATACGCAGCGAATTGAGCGGCATAACCTGAATCTGAGGCAGCACCTGGCACGGCTGGGACGGAAGTCGCTGTCGTTCTCAAAATCGGTGGAGCTGCATGACAAAGTCATCGGGCATTATCTGAACATAAAACACTATCAATAAGTTGGAGTCATTACCTGTTTATTCCATCTGTGACGCCGATTATTTTCTCAAAATAATGAGATGGCGTGACACCATAATAATCTTTAAATGCACATATGAAATATGAAGTACTGTTATAGCCACATTTCTGGGCTACGACATTGATAGAATAAGAGTTTGAAGTTATGAGTTTTTTTGCATACCTCATCCTAGTATCTCTCAATATTTCAGTAAATGACGTTCCTTCATCCCTTAATCTTTTTTTTATTAAACTTTCACTCGTATAAATCAATTCCGCAATATCTTTTAAATGCCATTGCCGCTCAATATTAAAACTGATTATTCCAGTAATTTTACAGGTAAATGTATTTATATTTGTTAGTATAAATGAATTTACACTTTCGCGTTTTTTGAACATGGCAAGTAAGGATATACATAGTCTTTCTTTTAACCAAAGGGAGTGTGAGTCTGCTATTTTAATCCCTTCAAACAGAGAAAAAACAAGCGATAATGGAGGTTCCTCTTCAGCAATATAGCCATTCTTATCAAGAGTAAATTTGCCAGGCAGCTCATTATTCACGTCGATAAAAAAGGATAAACATGTTTTCTTATCTATATCAACAATTCTTAGTTTAGAGGGGCATACTGGTAACTCCCTTCTAATTTTGTCGCTTACAATAAACAATGAATTTTTTTTGAACGAGATAACTCTCCTGTTTATAATTAAATCAAATGATTGACAGATGAAAACTACGGAGCAAACATAATCCATCTTGCACCTATCATAAAATTAAAACAAGTTGATAGCAGTCAAATAACAACCAATTAAATACACAATCATAATCAGGATGATGTGCATTTATATTTTTATACACAAAATTATAGTTTGCAAATTTTAATAAATTTCATTTAAGATTAAATTATTATATGTATATTGTTTTTTATTCTAACGTATTTCAAAGTTACATTTTTCAACGCTTACTATACTTTTTATTAACATAAACTCACTACAACGCACCTGAAACCTCTTGCTATATATATGTCAACCGTTTGAATTTAAAATAAAAAGAGTATCATTTTTACTTGCATTTCTTATCAAGTCACATTCAACAACAGTAAAAAAACATTATTAGAACCATTCAATTAACAAAAAACCAACATCCAGCTTGCTTAATTTTTCTTTATTAAACGACATTGAAAATCAATTGATAAAATACATCTAAACAACCTTTTGGGGCGCAAAAGCATAACATCAAACAAACAAATAACACACCGAAAAAACTCACAATTAATAACCTATGATATACATACTGTTTATTATGGTTGAATAAGCCACTCGATATCTGGTGCTACGGAAGTGTCCACACGGTTTAGCAGCACCCGATACTTTTTCCAGGCTTCCAGCAACGAGTTTTCTTCCTCCGTTGCATATACAGCTCACCTTTTTTCCCCCACGATTAACCAACAGCCAGACCAGCAGACACGCCACCACCGGCACAGCAAAATCCATCAGGCTTGCCACATCCCATGCACGTGTATCAAAACCGCCCCACCACGGCATATTCATTCGCTTGCCATGCCCGAACATTTCGATCCAGCGATATTCTGCCTGGGTGTGTTCACGCGCAATGAAGAACGTACAACCGGCTATCGCCCCGTAAGCCCAGTTCCCGGTAAAAAGACCAATCAGTAGCTGCGCAGCCACAGCACAAAGCGCATGAAGGAAAGGTGTTATATCCATTACTCCTCCTTTATCCGATATCGCTTCGGGAAACGGATAACAACTTTAATTCTGACTCAAGTTCATCAACTCTTTCAGTCAGCTTCTGGATATGGTGAATCAGTGGAACAACCAGACGTTCGTACATTACACCTTCGGCAACAAGGCCATTGCTGGAAATAGCTTCAGGAGCATCATCTTCGTTAGCTGGTCGCCAGTGTACAAACTGAGGGGCAATTTCTCCTACTTCCTCGGCAATCAATCCGTAGAATCCCCAGTCACGCCTGTCATTTTCGTATTGCGACCTGTACCACACAGGGCGCATCCTGAAAATGAGATCGGCGTGCTCTGAATCTATCGTCTCTACTGAATGTTTATAGCGAATAGACGATGTTGACCGCAGTACAGACGAAATTGCAGGGTCAGGATTAAGATAAAGGTTTGCCGCCGCTGTAGTCGTGCCCAATCCCCACATATAAAACGCTTCACGGCCAGTCAACGGGTAAAAATCTCCACCATAACGACCGCTTTCCAGATCGTTCACTTCCAGTTTGTTTTTCAGCTTATTATCAACTTCAGTTTTTGTGTATCTGGTGCTGATATCCTGCTTTGCACTGGTCATATCAGTCTGAAGCGTTGATACTTTTCCGTTAATTGAGGAAATATCTTCCTTAGTTTTACTGACATCTCCCTTTAGCGTGGTGATATCTCCTGGAATTACTGTCGATGTAGCCATTTGTCTCCCTCACATCCAGCCACGAAGTTGATGCTCAACAACAACCGCGTATTTATCGAATATTGACGATTTTTTTACATCATTAATGATGCGCACGTTTACAAAATATCCGTCTTCCTTAACACATACCGGTTCGCCATCTTCAGTCAGTTCTCCGGTTTCTTTGTACACGTTACCTATCACGTCAATAAGAATATCATCCTGCATCGACTCGTCATCATAATAGCCAATACTCTCCATAAAGGCCGAAAAGTCGGCCCTGTCTGCAAATTTGAGTGTTAAATCTTTCATTTAATACTCTCCCCCATTTGCGCATCAGTTAATTCTTTATGCCAGATACGCAGATTACGGATATGACCAAAAAGATGATACTCCCCATTAGTGCCCTGCCCTCCAATTCGCAATACTGCCCGTGGAACAATTGAAGTCCATGTTGTTTTTGCCGCAACAGATAATTCACCATTACATACGGCCTGAACATCTCCATCAGCGCCACAACGGAAGCCTGAAATGATTTTCCTCTGGGTTGTTGCCACATATTTATTACACCCTCCCATAGAAATAAAAGGAGAACCGGCATCAGAGAAATTATTACCACGGAATCCATGCGTGAACAGACCATTTTCCTGATAATCTTTAACATTAAAGATTAATGGTGATTTGCTGGGAGGGATATCCCAGTTTTTATTAACTTCAACAAGAGCACTGAATGGTAATCGGTGAATATTGTTTCTTACAGGTATTGTCACCATGTCGCTGGAGCGAGTGCCAGGAGCCCCTTCAGTAATGATAAATGACGTCCTGTACGACCCAATCTCCGCCTGAGGCATCGCAATATCTAACGTAGAGCCATTGGGGATAATACTGATTCCAGGCATCGCCAGGATTTCAAATCTTGAGCTGATTATCATTTCCGCATCTGCAAAAAGAGTGGCGGTAAACAACCACCATTCACCGACTCTTTCTGCCGTCACCGTCACATTATTTCCATGAACAACATTTCCCGTAACAGGATCCAGAACTGCATCTGAATGAAAAACAAACGCACCATTATCAGACATTTTTCCGAACCTTGCACGACACCGGGAATTATCACTTTTCGTCAGACACGATATCGTCGTATAAGAACCTGCCGGGCAGGTGTAAGCATCATTCGTGTTTACAGCAATTGCCTGATATCCTTGTGCTGTCGGATTTTCATTAATAACAGTTATAGTCGCTGCCCATCGCATTCATGATGGCCCGCTGAAAGGGCAGTGTTTCCCAGCGCCCTTCCTGGTATGCGGATTCTTTCGGGAGATAGTAATTAGCATCCGCCCATTCAACGGCGGTCTGTGGCTCCGGCCTGAACAGTGAGCGAAGCCCGGCGCGGACAAAATGCCGCAGCCTGTTAACCTGACTGTTCGATATATTCACTCAGCAACCCCGGTATCAGTTCATCCAGCGCGGCTGCTTTGTTCATGGCTTTGATGATATCCCGTTTCAGGAAATCAACATGTCGGTTTTCCAGTTCCGGAAAACGCCGCTGCACCGACAGGGGGATCCCGTCGAGAATACTGGCAATTTCACCTGCGATCCGCGACAGCACGAAAGTACAGAATGCGGTTTCCACCACTTCAGCGGAGTCTCTGGCATTTTTCAGCTCCTGTGCGTCGGCCTGCGCACGCGTAAGTCGATGGCGTTCGTACTCAATAGTCCCTGGCTGGAGATCTGTCTCGCTGGCCTGCCGCAGTTCTTCAACTTCCCGGCGCAGCTTTTCGTTCTCAATTTCAGCATCCCTTTCGGCATACCATCTTATAACGGCGGCAGAGTCATAAAGCACCTCATTACCCTTGCCACCGCCTCGCAGAACGGGCATTCCCTGTTCCTGCCAGTTCTGAATGGTACGGATACTCGCACCGAAAATGTCAGCCAGCTGCTTTTTGTTGACTTCCATTGTTCATTCCACGGCCAAAAACAGAGAAAGGAAACGACAGAGGCCCAAAAGCTCGTTTTCAGCACCTGTCGTTTCCTTTCTTTTCAGGGGGTATTTTAAATAAAAACATTAAGTTACGACGAAGAAGAACGGAAATGCCTTAAACCGGAAAATTTTCATAAATAGCGAAAACCCGCGAGGTCGCCGCCCCGTAACCTGTCGGATCGCCGGAAAGGACCCGCAAAATGATAATAATTATCATCTACATGTCACAACGTGCATCTACGCCATCAAACCACGTCAAATAATCAATTATGACGCAGGTATCGTATTAATTGATCTGCATCAACTTAACGTAAAAACAACTTCAGACAATACAAATCAGCGACACTGAATACGGGGCAACCTCATGTCAACGAAGAACAGAACCCGCAGAACAACAACCCGCAACATCCGCTTTCCTAACCAAATGATTGAACAAATTAACATCGCTCTTGAGCAAAAAGGGTCTGGGAATTTCTCAGCCTGGGTCATTGAAGCCTGCCGTCGGAGACTAACGTCAGAAAAGAGAGCATATACATCAATCCAGAGTGATGATGAATAAACATCCCGGTTTCTTCCACCATCGCACCGGAAAAGCGACTATGAGGGTAACCCTGCGTCTGTCAGCACAGTAAAACCCGGTGTGCATCGTTTTTGATTATTCCCGCACACTCACGCAGAAGGAATTCCCCGTCGGGCTACGGTCATGGTTAATGCGGGAATACGGCGACGATACAGCGCAGCTAAAAGGGTAATGGACAGAAAGAGCGGTTTATTTCATTCCACAGGATTCTGAGTGCCCCCCTCCTCCAATAGGCTGAGCATCCACCTATATAGTTTTAATTTTCATCAATCCATTTAACTATCGTTTAATTGTTGTCACATAGGATTCTGCCGTTTTTAACAATGCAGGATAATAAGATGAAAAAAATGTTGTTTTCTGCCGCTCTGGCAATGCTTATTACAGGATGTGCTCAACAGACGTTTACTGTTGGAAACAAACCGACAGCAGTAACACCAAAGGAAACCATCACCCATCACTTCTTCGTTTCGGGAATTGGACAGGAGAAAACTGTTGATGCAGCCAAAATTTGTGGCGGCGCAGAAAATGTTGTTAAAACAGAAACCCAGCAAACATTCGTAAATGGATTGCTCGGTTTTATTACTTTAGGCATTTATACTCCGCTGGAAGCGCGTGTGTATTGCTCACAATAATTGCATGAGTTGCCCATCGATATGGGCAGCTCTATCTGCACTGCTCATTAATATACTTCTGGGTTCCTTCCAGTTGTTTTTGCATAGTGATCAGCCTCTCTCTGAGGGTGAAATAATCCCGTTCAGCGGTGTCTGCCAGTCGGGGGGAGGCTGCATTATCCACGCCGGAGGCGGTGGTGGCTTCACGCACTGACTGACAGACTGCTTTGATGTGCAACCGACGACGACCAGCGGCAACATCATCACGCAGAGCATCATTTTCAGCTTTCGCATTAGCTAACTCCTTCGTGTATTTTTCATCCAGTGCAGCAACATCACGCTGGCGCATCTGCATGTCAGTAATTGCCGCGTTCGCCAGCTTCAGTTCTCTGGCATTTTTGTCGCGCTGGGCTTTGTAGGTAATGGCGTTATCACGGTAATGATTAACAGCCCATGACAGGCAGACGATGATGCAGATAACCAGAGCGGAGATAATCGCGGTTACTCTGTTCATTGCTGACCCCACAAACAGATTTCACGCTCAATCTCACGACGAGTCATGAGACCTTTCCATTGCTTACCGCCAGCATATGTCCAGCGACGTAGCTGATCACATGCGCCTTTGATATCGCCCTGGTTTATTTTGCGAAGAAGCGTCGATGTTCTGAAATTGCCAGCGCCCACGTTGTAAACGAACGAGTAAAGAGCGCCGCGCGTTGTTTCCGGTATATCAACTTTTATGTACGGGTTAATTTGTCTGGCGACCGTGGCAAGGTCTTTATTCAGGAGGGCTTTGCATTCTGCTTTGGTATACGTTTTACCGAGCATGATGTCTTTTCCTGTATGCCCGTGACATACAGTCCATACACCAACAATATCTTTGTATGGTATGTAGCTGACACCTTCCAGACCATCGTTACCACTTGGGCCAGTGATTAACACTGATGCTATAGCAATTGCTCCGCCACCAATAGCAGCAGCAACGGCTTTTCGTAATGATGGAGGCATTATTCACCTCTCGCAGCCTTGCGCTTATCTTCTTTAATCTTGAAATAAAGGTTTGTCAGGTACGTCAGCAGGCCAAATACCAGGCTACCCAGCACACCTATTGCTGCCCACTGTGAGGGCGTGACTTTATCGAGCAGCTGTAAAAACCAGTAACCGGCACTACCTGCTGAGGTGCCATAGGCGACACCCGTTGTTAACTTATCCATGGATTTCATA